ACAGCAAGACGATAAGCCTCCTTGGGAGAGGAGTGAACGGCAACCCCAAACCGCACGGCGCGGGGAACGACAAGGTAGTATTCAACAGTGTACATAATCAGTGAGCGTAGGAACGAGGGCCATCTTCAAAGTAAAAATCTTCGGGGCGGGGATCGGGCGTGGACGCTTCGACCTCATCGGCCATCGCGTTCATCACGGAAACATACTCTTCATACTCCTCGGAATCGAATGGGAATGGAAACGTCATGCCCAGAGAGTAAGAGAAAGAGCAACGAACTACAAGATCTTTTTTGCTTTTTTAATCATTTTTTTTCTTATCTTTTTGCTTGACAGAATCAGAAAAACCAACTCTAACAGCTTTTGTAAGTCACTCATTATCAATGAGTTACGAGCGCGGGGCGGGGGCGCGGCCATAAGTCGTTGATTTTCAATGACTTACGAGGGAGGCTGGTTGCCCCGCCCCCCAACCACGGGAGGCGAGGACTTGCCATGCGTCACCTGTTAGAAAGTGCTTCTGCTAGAATTCCAGCCACCCAAGTTGCTGTTAGAGCAGACCAGAAAATTACAAGCAGAGAACCTTGAGCCGCCCCATCACCGAATTCGGCAGGGATTACATCGCTGGTCTGAAGGTATTGATAAGCCAAGATGAACAAGACGATATGTGCGGCAGTTGCTAGAAGTGTTATGATTAGATTTTTCATTAGTTAGAAGTGTTAGATGTTAGAAGAGCCTTTTTTCGCCATGCTCGGGGCATTCCGTTAGACTACCAAGTCGATTCCTGCAAGGTGCAAGTTGCGATACTTGGCAACGCCAGAGTCATCAATGTCCTTTGCGAGAACAGTAACGAAACGCTTTCCAGTCTTGGCGGCAAAGTCAACATTTTCGACTGCTTCAATCTTGAAGACACGAACACCGCTCTTGGTCACCTTGGACTTTTCAGCGAAGTAACGAACAGTCTTGCCGACGAGTTCTGAAGCGATTTTTGCGGATGGGGTATTGTATTCTAGGTGCATGGTTATTTTTGGTTACGAGGTGAGTCTAAAGGATTTTTTCGCAGGTGTCAAACTTTTTCCGCTGTCACGATCTCAAAATCTGCTTTTTCGATCATGGATGGGTATTTGAGCTGGACGGCTTTTGATGCGTTTTCGATTGCCCAACGGATGCCAGAGGCTTCAATGAGCATGGTATCGTAGCTTTTTGCTTTGGGGAAGTGAACGGTGATTTGGAATGTGGCGGTTTTCATGTCAGGGAAAGAGTAGCGGATTTTTCGGGGCTGGTCAACTTATTTCTTCATTTCGATCAAAATTCTTTGAGGAATGAACCACAGCATAGGGGCCATTATTCCCACGAAGAAACTATTTTGAAGCAAAGCGGGGCATTCTATCAGAAAGAAGAATGAACTGCACAGGGTGCAGCAGATGAAGATGTAGAGGCATTCAAGGATTGCGTATTTCATGTCGGGGAAAGAGTAACGAATTTTTTGAGGCTAGGCAAGGAAAATTTTGTAAGGGCTGAACTTTCCATTCACTCTCTTCACCTACATTCGGCAGGTGAACCCTTACGGCCAAAGGATAGCTGAAAAGACCGATTATCGCAAGAACTTTCTGCATAAAAAGTGATTTTTTTTTCATCTTTTTTCTCAACTTTTTTTCACTTTTTTGCTTGACAGCCTCCAACTACGGCACATCTAGTACTTGCGTAACTCGTTGATTTTCAACGAGTTACGGGCGCGGGGCCGCGCCGCCGCCGTAACTCGCTTAGTTTCAACGAGTTACGGTGTCAAGCTTTTTATTTTTGCACCATGAATTTTTTTTGTTGATTTTTTGCTTGCTCCATCGTCTTGCATTCGTTAGTGCCAACAAGTTGACCATCGCGGAAAAGTTGCAAAGTGTAGAATGCTTTTCCTTTAGGGCTATGCGAGAGGATGATTTGAGAGGTCTTGGACATGTGCGTAGTGTAGTTAGTTTCGGGGCTGATAGCAAGATCTTTTTTGCATTATTCGCATCTTTTTTTTCTGCTTTTTTCTTCACTTTTTTCTTGACAGATACGCGCAAGGACAGCCTAACAGAATGCATAAGTGCTTGATTATCAACGACTTATGACTGCGGCCCCGCCCCGCGCCCGTAACTCATTGAGTATCAACGAGTTACATAAACAAGCCTTTGAAGCAAAAAGCTGTTAGATTCTAACTAAAAAGAAACCCACCCTTGCGGGTGGGCTGTTAGATTATCTGACGGTGATGGTTGCCATCTTTGCACGGGCAAAGCGTAGCATATTAGCCGCCTCCTGCCTAGTGATTTTTTCAATGGTTAATTCTTTCAGAGGGTTATTTCTGCTAGAGAGAAACGTCCCATATTTTGAGGTTGAGAATTGGATGTAACGGTCGCCGTTTTCGATTCTGTAGCACTTTGTCTTCATGCCCAAAGTATAGCGAAAGAAACGCCTCACCGCAAGAACTATTTTGATCTTTTGTGAATGTTTTTTTCTAAATAGTGCTTGACACCTTTGCCCAACATCAGTCTAACAGGATCTAACAGATTCGCTCTGAATTCATAAGTCACTCATTATCAACGACTTATGACTGCGGCCCCGCCGCGCCGCCGTAACTCACTCATTATCAACGACTTACAGAGGGAGCCTTTTCATGCCATGCTCAGGGCTTATCTGTTAGATGCTACATGATGTAGTTAGCCTCGCTCCCTAACAGATGTTCGAATCCAGAGCAGTCCATGCCCTCATCTTCTAACATGTTAGACGCGACCTCTTGGGCCATATCTAACAGCTCGGACATAGGGGTGAACTCATCAGCCTCTTCTATGGCTTGCTCTAACTCATCCAACCCATCGCATAGCGTGTAGCTATCGGGCAGGTCAGCGAGGGACACGGCTCCACTTGTTAGAAGAGCTAGGGACTCATTCACTAGCTTCAAGGCGTATTGTCTATTGGTCATGGTAGGTAGTAGGGAAAGGTTAGATAGCGGCAAAGAACTTATTGTTAGACTCGACAACTCCATCATTGCTGATAGACAAGACAGGGTGTTGTGTCAATGCTGGCAAGTCAGATTCACGGAACAAGGCCAAGCCATAAGCAGAGCGAGCAACGACAAAGGTCTGACCCTCGTTAATGAAGCCAAAGGATTTGATGCACTTGACTTCCCAACGGCATTCATCCTTCGTGCGATAGTTAGGGTCTAACACCTTAACACCTTCGATGGTATGCAAGCCATGAGTCCATGAGCCTTGAACCATGAAGCGAAAGAATCCCATGCCGTTCTCCATGCCAAGGAAGGTTCCAAGGGTGGTTTCGACTGGGGCTTGGGTGGTGGTGGTAAGTGGTGCGAGCGTCTGCATGGCGAAAGTATAGGCTAGGGGTTGGGATTACGCAAGGACTTTTTTGCTCAATTCGAAGTTTTTTTTATCTTCTTTTAAGCCTTCGATCAGAGCCTTGTCTGATTGACCCGTGCGGATGGCAAGGGTTTCAAAGTTAGCGGTGACCTTGGCGAGCAAGGCGAGAGCCTCGTTGGTTTCAGCGGAGAAGAGTGTTTCCATGCCCAAAGAGTACCATAGCGGCGACCGAATCGCAAGATCTTTTTTGCATTATTTAAAGATTTTTTTTGTGAAGAAAAGACTTGACAGGGGGTGGGTTTTTTTAGAATTTTAGGAAATCGACCTCTGTTAGAATATAGGGGGGGGTGGTCAACACCATATCAATCCCCCCTTTCCCCCAAGCCAATCAAAAAACCCAAACCCACCTAACCCCACCCCTTTTCTTAAAATCCACCAAAATCAACCCAAATCCACAACATCATCAATACGAGAAAAATAGACGGGACTTCTTTTCCCAAAGCTTTTGTTTATATTCACATCAAAAAACCCCAATGCCTCCTTATAAGAGCAACTAGAAGAAACCATTATCTTAGACAGTATTTTCTCTTTATCATAAACATAAACAGTATTATCGTGTGTTTGTCCGACTCCCATAAGGCAGTCTTCATAATTAGGGAATCTTATTGGAAGGTCCATTTGTTTTTAGTGTAAATGAGGGTATCGGATGTCAAAGAAAAGCGGCTACTCAAACGGTATATTATTATCTCACATAGAACTAACCCCAAAACAACATAATTTCTACAAAATAATGAGCGCGGCGAATACTAGAATAGTATTCTTAAGCGGTCCAGCGGGAACTTCCAAAACGTTTCTGTCTGTTTATGCGGCTTTACAATTATATAGCGCCGATCCTCTTCTTTCAATTTCTTATTTAAGAACTGTAGTTGAAAGTGCCGACAGAAGCCTCGGTTATTTAAAGGGATCGATGAATGATAAGTTTGGTCCTTATATGGCTCCGTTAGAGGACAAGATTGACGAACTTCTAAATGAACCCGAAAAAGTATTTCTTAAGCAGAAGGGCGTTCTTAGTGCTGAACCTATAAACTTTATTCGCGGCCAAAGTTGGCGTGAGAAGATTGTTATAGTAGATGAGGCACAAAACATGTCTCCTAAAGAATTAACAACGATTGTTACTCGTATTGGAAGAAATACTAAAATCTTCTTATGCGGCGATACCATGCAAAGTGATATTCGTAATACTGGTTATCAGAAGTTCTGCCATATGTTCAATGACAAGGAAAGTGAAGCTCAAGGCATTTATAACCTTGAATTTGATAAAAGCGACATCATGCGTGACCCTATTATATCTTATATCATAGAAAAATTAGAAAATAATAATTTTTAATTTAAAATAAGTGTATGAATAAAGAATTTTGTATTCAGTGCGGTCATAAAAATATGTTCGAAGTTTCGAGGCCAAAGTTTTGTGCTGGTTGTGGTAGTCCATTTAACACATCAGCCAAAACTGCTCCTGCGAAGAAAGTATCACAAAGTGACTTTGATGATAACGAAGACGAGTCTGTCGCGTTCAATCAAATCGATTTATCCAAATTAAGAAATTCTATTGCTTATGAAGGAGCGAATAACAAAGTAAAATTAGATGATCTGTGGTCAAATCCAGCTCCTAGAGAAGATATCGAAAGAAGAGGATTTAGCGGCCCAGACGGACAAGAACTCTTGAATCAAACAGAGAAAGAATGTTCGACATCTAAATTTACTGACGTTACAGATGACTGATTACATATATGAGGACAAAATTGAAGATCTGGAAGATCTTCTAAGAAGGTATCGAAGCAAGTGGCAGTTAGACGCTTTAGCTTGGCTTGATTATGATGATGTATGTCAAATAATCAGAATTCATATCTTCAATAAGTGGCATTTGTGGGATCAACAACGTCCATTCAAACCTTGGGCGGCAATGATTATCTCAAATCAAATGAAAAACATGGTTCGCAACAACTATTCCAACTTTGCAAAACCATGTTTAAAGTGTCCTCATTATAATGGTGGTGATTCATGTACATTTACTAAGAGCGGCGTTCAAAATACTGAATGCGATCTATTTGCTAAGTGGAAAACTAAAAAAGAAAAAGCATATAACTTAAAATTGCCGCTTCCAATTGAAGACGGTTTATTTTTGGGCGAGACATCTCTTCAAGATGCATTTGATTATGACGTTGCTCAAAATAGATTACATGCTCTTGTAATGCAAGAATTAAATGATAAGCATAAGAAAATATATGAAATGCTTTATATAAGCAACCTATCAGAGGAAGATGTCGCTATTGCTTTTAAATTTAAAGCAGACTCCTCCAAAAGAAAAACAACAAGATATAAACAAATAAATAATCTCAAAAAGAAATTTTATGCTATCGCTCTTGTTATGTTAAAAGAAAACGATGTATTATGAGTGAAATGGAACTTACAGACGAACAAAAAGAATTCCTAACTAAAGAATTTGCCAAAAATCCCGATTTAAGAGAACTAACTCAAAAAGTATTCAACAACCCAGATATTGATGGCCGCAGTATTGAGGGCCGATTAGTTAGAAACTTCCTATCCAAGAAAAATCTTACCTATAAGACATCTCTGGTCGAAAAACTTGACGAGATAGAATTAACCAAAGAGCAAAAAGAGTTCTTAATGAGCGACAACATCGAGGTTGGCATTAATGCTCTTGAAGCTGCCCGTCTAACTTTCAAAGACCGCGCAGTTCAATCTCTTAGTACAAAGCACAGGGTTGTAGTAGACTTCTTAAAGAAGTATCGTCCAGAGATCATGAATGATGATGATATGGTTACATCTGAGCGTTGGTCTGCACCTAAATCAATCTCAAGAGCAATTAAAAAAATTAATGATTGGTCTGGCGTTATATTAGACGAAGTAACACTATCAACTAAACAAAAAAGATTATGCGAAAAGTTATTGATTTACTTAAGGAGTCCTCGTTTAACCAATATTATTAATCAATATTCAACTATGTCGGATAGAGAACTATTCGAAAGTGAATATGTGCGTGTTGTATGGGATAAGCCAGACCTTACTGTTGATGAGCAAAATTTATATATTACTGTTTGCGCCAACTATGTAAGACAAAAACATATCCAGCAAAGAATGGATAAACTCAATGCTCTTTTAAACGATGCAGATAATGATAGAGATATCACCATGCGTTTGACTGAGATTATCAAAGCAACAAGTGATGAACTCAACCAATGCGAAAAGCGTATTGAGTCACTCACCAAAGATCTAAACGGAAGTCGTCAAGCTAGACTTAAAGAAAAAGGAGAGCAAAGCGGAAACATCTTTGCTTTAGTCGAAGCCTTTCAAGATAGAGAAGAAAGAGGCAGAATGATTATGATGGCGGAACTTCAAAATAAGTTAATTGAAGAAGAAGCTAATAGACTTGAATCAATGGACGATTTCAAGGCGAGAATTCTTGGTATCTCCAAAAGAGAACTATTATAATGGAATTTAAATGTAAAGAATGTAACGAGGAATTTGCTTCTCGCAAAAGTTTTCATTGTCATCTTAAAGCGCACTCTTTAAGAATAGGAGATTATTATGTCAAACACTACAAAAGAAGAGATTTATTTACAAAAGACTTACTGCCATTCAAGAACTACGAACAATACTTTCGAAACGATTTTAGCTCATTTGAAAACTATTTATCTTGGTTGGACTCCAGCGATACAAACACTACTCAATCATATGTTTTAAATAAAGCTAAATCTAAGTTTGAAGAAAAACAAGTTAAGGTATCTCCACCAAATTTATATTATCAACTCGCGGAAATGGCTGATATAAATCAATGCAAAAAGATATTCGGCTCATATTCTAACTTTTTAAAGAACGCTAATCTAGAGCCTTGGTTCAATAAGAATCTTCCTGCGAACTTTTGGGGCCAAAATTGCGATCATTTAAAAATATTTGTAGATACTAGGGAAAAAGCGCCTATTATATATGATAACTCTATCCAACAAAAATTAGATTTCGGAGATTATACAGTTGGAGGAGACTTATATACAAAAACATTCATAGACAGAAAAGGACAAGATGACTTCAGACAAACTTTTGGAAAAGATATTGATAGATTCAGACGAGAGATGGATCGTTGCGTTAAGTTTAATTGTTATATGTTTGTTGTGGTTGAATCTAGTATTGATAAAATCGAGGAAGATAATAAAGATTCAAAATTTAAATCCAATCTCAGCTTTGTATGGCACAATTTACGCCACTTGATTATAGATTACCCAAAAAACCTACAAGTTATATTTGCTCACTCAAGAGCAGGAACTAAAAAAATAATACCAAAGATATTATACTATGGTGACCAATTATGGAACGTAGATCTTCAATATCATATAGACACAAAAATTTATGGCGTGGACCAAAGGAAAACAAAAATATCGACTTGAGTATTCTTCTACAGATCTCAACGAATATTTAAAAACTATCGAGGGCAATCTATCAGAAGAAGATGCCAAGTATGAACTATTTCGTTTCTTAAGAAATAACATTGCTTATACAACAGAATTATTCTTAGGAGTAAAATTATTTCCATTCCAAGCTATGGCCATCAAAGGAATGATGATTTCTGATTACTCCATGTTTGTATTCTCTCGCGGTATGTCAAAAACATACTCTACTGCTATTTATGTACTGCTTGAATGTCTTTTAAGCCCAAGAGCTAATGTTGGTGTTATTGCAGGAAGTTTCAGACAGTCTAAACAAATCTTCCAAAAGATGGAAGACATACTTTCTAAACCAGAGGCTAAGTTAGCAAAGGATTGTGGCATTAAAATCACAAAGGGAACAGATATGTGGACATTATCTATTGGTAATAGTAGAGCAATTGCTCTTCCATTAGCAAATGGAGAACGCTTGCGTGGTTTTCGATTTAATCGAATAGTACTTGATGAGTTCCTTACCATTCCAGAGAAGATTTTCTCAGAAGTTATCATCCCCTTCTTGGGGGTGGTAGAAAATCCTATTGAAAGAGAAGAACTACACAAACTAGAAACGCAGGTAATCGACCGAGGCGAGATGCGAGAAGAAGAAAGATATGTTTGGCCTAATAATAAATTAATAATCCTTTCATCTCCGTCCTTCAAATTTGAGTACATGTATAAACTTTATAAAAAATATGAATCATTAATATTTGGAGAAGATGCTTCTCAAGATGATGAAGATAATGAGGGCTTAAGTGACAATGCTTATCGTTTAATCATGCAATTAAGTTATGAATGCGCTCCTCAAAGATTATATGACCAGAACTTGCTTAAACAAGCGAAAGCAACAATGAGTGAGATGCAATTCAAGAGAGAATTTGGCGCTCAATTTGTTGATGAAAGTGATGGTTATTTTAGGTTATCAAAAATGGCGGCTTGCACAATTCCTGATGGAGATTTTCCTGCCGTAGAGATTGTTGGAAACCCAAGTGATGAATATGTTCTTGCTTTTGACCCTAACTGGGCTGGCAACAGTAGTGCTGACCACTTTGCGATGCAAGTATTTAAGCTACAGCGCGATGATCAAAGATCTTGCTTAGTTCATAGCTATGCGATAGCTGGAGTCGATTTAAAGGAACATATGAATTACTTTTTATACTTGCTTAATCATTTCAATATAGTGGGAATATGCGGAGACTATAATGGAGGAGTTCAATTTATTAATTCCTGTAATGAAAGTGAGATTTTCAAAAAAGCAAATATTAGAATTAATACCATAGAGGTTGATTTCGATAAACCAGAATTATATCACGAAGAATTAATTCAATTCAAGAATCAATATAACCAAAAAGAAAGAAGATATTGTATCTTAAGAAAACCGTCTGCTTCTTGGATCAGAACTGCTAATGAAATGCTACAAGCATCAATTGACCATAGAAGAATACTGTTTGGAGCAAGAGCCGTAGACGAACATTTCGATGATCAAAGAAAAAAGAACATTCCTGTTGATAGTTTAAAGTGGGATTTGAAATTAAGCAAGACATCTCAAGCTGCGGCTATGATTGATTTTATTGATCATCAAAAAACCCTAGTTGAATTAACAAAAGCAGAATGCGCCAACATTGAGGTTACAGCAAATCCACAAGGATCTCAATCATTTAATCTTCCACAAAATTTAAAACGTCAAAAAGGACCGAATAGGACAAGAAAAGACTCATATTCTGCTTTAGTATTAGGCAATTGGTTTGTTAAGATCTTATTTGATTCTGGCAACGTGCAAGAAGAAAAAAAAGAGTTTAATACATTTATTCCATTTGCTATTTAAAAGTTCAAAGTAACTTTTATAACTTTAGTGTAACATTTAGATATGACAGAGAACAAAAGAGGCTATAAGAAAAGATCTGATTATTGGGAAAAGTTCAGAAAGACTGAAGCGAGCATGAATAGCGTGACTTCTCCTCTAGAAGATTTTGTTCCAGAGTTATCTGGTGAAAGTTTTTATGAATCTGTCAAAACTCCAACTAAGACTTCTTATGCAAGTAGAACTGAATTAAGAACTAATGCGATTTCTTCTAGTTTTACAACAAAGAGATATAAAAATATTGACGATGGTTTGCTCCCATTTGATTATTCAACTGATTCTGTTGATGCTAGAGATGCTATTCAATTATGCCAAAGAGCATATTTTAATGTTCCTGCTTTTAGATCTACTATTGATTTATTATCTGAGTTTGCTGATTCTGATATTTATTTAGAAGGCGGAAGTGAAAAGGGAAGAAAGTTTATCGAAGCTTGGTTTAAAAGAATAAAATTACATGATATTAAATCTCAATATTTTAGAGAATATTATCGTTCTGGTAATGTTTTCATGTATAGATTAGATGGCAAAATTAAAACAGACGAAGCTCAAAAAGTTCTTGAAGCATATGGTGCTGAAACAATCAGAACACCAATTCCGATTAAATATCTCATGCTTAATCCTTCTGATATTGCTACAAAGGGAAGCATATCATTTAGCCAATATCAATATTTTAAAGTTTTAACTCCTTACGAAATTTCAAGATTGCGTGAACCTAAGACTGATTACGAAAAAGAATTATTTAACTCAATGCCAAAAGATGTTCAAGTCAGAATTAAAACTGGCGTTGCAACAACTTCAGAACGTTTATATATTCAACTTGACTCAAATTTACTTCATGTAATCTTTTATAAAAAACAAGATTATGAGCCATTATCAATTCCAATGGGATTCCCAGTACTTGATGATATTAATAAAAAATTAGAATTGAAGAAAATAGATCAAGCAATTGCTCGTTCTATTGAAAATGTTGTTTTATTGGTAACGATGGGAGCTGAACCAGATAAAGGTGGGATTAATCAAAAGAATTTAATGGCGATGCAACAGATTTTCAAAAATCAAAGTGTTGGTCGCGTTTTAGTTTCAGACTATACAACAAAAGCTGATTTCGTTATCCCTGATTTAAGAAAAGTAATTGGAAAAGAAAAATATGAAGTTCTTAACAAGGATATCGAAGAAGGACTTCAAAATATTTTAATTGGAGAATCTAAATATGCCGATACTCAATTAAAACTTAAGATCTTCATGCAAAGACTTGATGAAGCAAGAGATCTATTTATCAAAGAATTCTTACAGCCAGAAATCAAGAAACTCTGCAAAGCAATGGGCATGAAAAATTGGCCTACTGCAAAATTTGTTAAGACTGATACATTGGATAATTCTGATCTTCAAAAACTTGTTACAAGAATGATGGAACTTGGGGTTCTTACTCCAGAACAAGGTATTCAAACAATCAATAGTGGAGTATTCCCAAGTGTTGAGGATATGTCTGCGGCACAAGATAAATTTAAAAATGATCGAGACAAGGGTCACTATATGCCATTGATCAATAGTATAAATCTATATCAAGAAGGTGGAGATGCCGCTCCTGTGCCAGCCAAAAATTCAAAAATTCCAGTTCAGAAACCAAACCCAAACATAAAAACAAAAACAGCAACTACGAGTTCTCCTTCTGGTGGAAGACCAATTGGAGCAAGTAAGGCTAGTGGAGAGTTTTCGAGAAAGAATATTGTTAATGCTACTAAATTAATGAATGAGTTTGAATTTAAAGCTTATTCTGCATTTGCTCAAAAATATGGAGTAGAAGAATTAGAAGAAGGTAAGAAGGAGCTGGTTTCAAATGTTTGCGAGTCTATTATTGGCTCAAAGGAGTTTGCTGAATGGGAGTCTACATTAGCTTCAATTGTCGATGATCTCGATTTAATTCAAGATTTAGATCTTGCTCCAGAAATTTTAGAAATTGGAGCAAAACATCAACTAGATGACCTATCTGCTGCAATTTTATATCACTCAAACAAAATTACAGTGTAATAAAAATTATGTCAGATGAATTACTCACAAAATTTGAGGGAACAATCAAGGTCATGTCTGAAAATGACTTTGGAAGATTTGGTATCTCCAAAGGTTCCGTCATGGAAAGCGCAAAGTCTTTAATGCCAGAATCATTTGATGCTAAAAAGAATATTGACGTTCTTCCAGTTATTTTTAACTTAGCTGTAGTTAATAAATTTAATGCTAATGGCGATGGTATTGATACTCAAACTGCAATAGATGCCGTAAAGCGTTTTGCAAATAAACCAATCAACATTGAGCATAAAAAAAATAAAATCGTTGGTCATATTTTAAATGCTTCTTTATCAGATAAAGAGCCAGATTTTAAAGACAATAATGTTCAATCATTTGCTGGCAGAACTGATCCATTTTATATTACTGCGGCAGGTTTAATATATAAACATGTATATCCAGAATTAGCTGCTGCTTTAATGCAAGCTTCTGATTCTGAAAGCGAAGAATATCAATCTATTTCTACTAGTTGGGAATTGGCATTTAAAGATTATAGAGTAACTTATGGTACTTCCGATAAACTAAGCGAATCTACTATTATTGAAGATTCTTCTCAAGCTGGGGAAATGAAAAAATATTTAAAGGGTTTCGGTGGCAAGGGTATTGATGATAATGGAAATATGGTAAATAGATTAATTGTTGGAGAAGTGTATCCTTTAGGAGCTGCATTGACAACAAATCCTGCCGCTTCTGTATCTGGGATTTATCTTATGGAAGATGACGTAGAAGATGATATGGAATCAGAAGATCCTGAATTAGATGAGCCTATGAATGAAGATGAAAATTTAATAAAAAATAATTCTTCAAAAGAAATACTACAAAAAAATTCCCTAATTGCAGAAAACATTGTAAAGATTAAAAAATTTAAAGACGATTTAAATATGAACGAAACACAATTCAATCAATTCTTGGAGAAATTAGAGCAAAGCATTGCTTCAACCACTTCTGAAGAGTCTCAAGCTAAGTCTATTGGTTTGATTATGAGGGACGCATTAACTGAACATGGAGAATCTTGGAAGTCTCAAGTTCAACAAGAGCGTGAAACAAGAGAACAAGTCGAAAGTGATTTATCTCAATTAAAGGCTTCTTTTGAAGAAGCTAAAAATGAGTTAGATCAAGTTAAGGCAGAAATCGCTACTAAAGCAGCCGTTGACTTATTCAATTCCCGTATGAACTTTTTAGAAGACCAATTTAATTTCTCAGAAAAAGAAATTGAATTTGTTGTCGCTGAAGTTAAGTCAATCGAAGATACAGAAGAAGCATTTGAACAATATAAGTCAAAGCTCACTGTTCTTTTCGCTCATAAACTTAAGTCAACTATCGCTTCTCAAGAAGAAGAAATCAAGACTCGTATTGAAGAAGAAGTCGCAAAAAGAATTCAAGTTTCTAAGGCTTCTAAGTCCCCAGAGGATGAAGAAGAGAAGGAAGAAAAAGGCGAAGAAGATTTGGAAGTCGAAGAAGCGAATGCTAATATTCCAAATAACAATGCCCAAGCTTCAGAAAAAATCTCACTATTACAAAAACTTAAAGACAGTTTCTCTGTCGAAGTAAATCTCTAATCTCAAAACTAAAACATTATGGCAAATACAATATCAAGACTATTACCGTTTCGTCAATATTCTGAACAAGAAGTTATCAACTTCTATTCATTAGACGAAGCTACTGGTGAAGCTGGATCACTTGTTAGAGTTAGCTCTGCTAACCTTGACTTGGACCCAATTCAATATACAACTCGCAGTGACTCAAATTCATATCTCAATACTATTGCTCACGCTACATCTCTTTATCCATCAGTTCCTTACAAGGTTACTAAGGTCACAGGAACTGGAGACTTTTTAACTGGTGCGCTTGGCATCATGCTTAGAGATGTTCGTACTGTCGATGAAAATGGACAAAACTTACTCTTCTATCCACAGAAGAAAGAAGAACTTCAGTGCGTTGTTTCTGGAGAAGCTGTTCCTGTCGCTGCAAAGGGAGTTTTCACATTCTCTCAGAATGCATTCGCAAATGGAACAACTGTTCGCCCTGCTGTCGGTGACTGGATTGTTCCTGCAACCAATGGATTACTTACTGGAGTTGGCACAGTCGCTCTTAAGACGACATATGCTAACTTTAAAGTTGGAACTGTCTTAGCAACTGGAACACGCGAATCAACGCAAGATACCGATTTCGCAACTGGTTACTACGCAATGGTTAAAATTGACCTCTAATAACTTATTTTAAATCACGAAAATATAATGAAAATTACTATTAAAAGAACTGAAGAACAACTTGCATTAGTGAAAGCTATGGCAAGCAATAATCGTGAAGAAGCTTACGAGGCTCAAGCTGCGGTTGCAACTCTTATTGGCCCAGTGCTTAATGAAGTTATCAACAACGCTGTTTCAGTTTCAAGCTTATTCCAAACATTCACTTATCAACACGATGATAATCCATCACTTCCTCTTGATCTCTTCCACGATATCACAGACGAGGATTACATCCAAGTTTATTCGCAACAAGTTGCTGGTGGTCTTCCATACAGCCAAGTCTTCCCAGCTCATAACGAACTTAAGTTCAGCACATATACTCTCGATACAGCATATGCTTTCGACCGTAAATATGCAAGCAAGAGTCGTCTTGACGTTGTTAGCAAGACTTTCACCCGCATGGCTCAAGAAATTCTTCTTAAGCAAGAGAAAACAGCATTCAACGTGCTTGCAACTGCTCTTGTTAATGGATCTACTAAGTCATCTGCTGGTGGTACAGCGGCAAAAGGAAATCATGTCCTTGGATCTGTAACTGAAAATGTATTCACACTTAACGACTTCAACAGACTTATCACTTTAAGTAAGCGTATCAATGCTTCTTTCTCAGGCGGTACTCCTGTTGGTGGTTCAAAGATTGGTGTTACTGATCTTCTTGTCTCGCCAGAAATGGTTCAAGAACTTCGTTCAATGGCTTATCAACCAGTAAATACTCGTAATGGCGCTCAAACTGTTATTGGCTCTCCAAGTGCTGCTTTTGGTGGTGCAACTTCAATTGCTGCTCCAGAAAGTCTTCGTGAGCAACTCTATAGTGCTGCTGGTCTTCCAAGCTTCTATGGTATCAATATCATCGAAGTTCTTGAAATGGGTATTGGACAACGCTTCAATAAAATCTTTGATGCAGTCCGTGCTTCTGCTGGTGTTACCCTTACAGGTGTTTCTGGCGCTCATGGCAATTTCACTGTTGCTGATGATGAAATCCTCATCGGTGTTGACCGTTCACGCGATGCTCTTATTCGCCCAGTTCTCCTTGAAGAAGGAAGCACAGGTGAACTTACAGTTGCTGTTGATGATCAATTCTCAATGCGCCAAAACAAGATCGGCTATTATGGCCGTCTTGAAGAAGGTCGCGTTATTCTTGATGACCGCGCTCTTGTTGGATTATACGTCTAATAAGATTAAATTTAAGAGAGTCGCCCCGAAAGGGGCGGCTCTTTTTTTTGATTTTTTTTAAAAATTCTTTATTATATAGTATGAATCCAGAAGAATACGATAAAATAATTGCACAAGATAAAAAAGAAAATCCTAAAAAAGAATACGATATGACTCATCTTGAAGAATTTGATATAGTAGATGGAAAGAATAGAAAAGAAGAAGATATTGAAAATTTAAGAAATTTAGAAGAACTTCTTGGTGTTAAAACGATGAATCCTTATGGAACATTAAATCAAGAGATCTTTGCTGAAAAATTAGATTCAATGACTTTGACTGATTTACAAAATTTATCTATGAAAATTGGAATTCCTCCAACAAGAAATAGCATCGAATTAAAAAAGAATCTTAAGAAGTCTTTAGAGATATATACTAGACAACATAACATAGGATCATCTGTTTCTGCAAGACCAATTATTGATCCAAGTTCCCCAAATTACGAATCGGTTGTAAGACTCTTTAAAGAGGGTATTTAATGAACGATTTAGGTAATTTAGCATATACAATAATTAAATATGAGTTTAAGGAAGATGCAAGTCGTTTTCCTATTTCTTATATTTCTGGATGGCTTGACGCTCACGTTGGTGAATTAAATACTTATATTCACGAAGATTTTTATGTTGATGATAGTGGGTATTTTCAACCAAGAGAATTAACAAAAGAAGAATCTCATATTTTTGCAACATTATATGAAATTCATTATTATGAAAAAGCAAGTAGAGAGTCTCTTAGATCATCTGTTTACCCTACAAGCGCGGATGCCTCTAGTGACTGGTTGATGATCAAAGAAGGTGATACGACGATCCAGAGACAAAGTAAGGCGAGTATCTCAAGTGCATTTGCGGCATTTGCCAGAGATGCAGAAAAGAAATTAAATAATCTTATTTATCAACATAACTCTAATCAAGGTGGGCCATCACAAGTTGCTGGATTAGACGGAGAAGTTCCTTATGGTGCTTTAGACTATTATAGAGATAGTAATTCATATAGAAGATCTATTTAATGGCATCTTATTTAACAGCAGCGCAAAAAGCGACATTTAATAATGTATTAAATGATATGCATGATACCTTCTCAAAGACAATATATGTTTATGTAGAAGAGTCTCAGACTCAACCTGTTAGCGTAAATTATAATCCATTATATGGAAGAGTAAAGGATCAATCTAAAAGTCAATTAAGCAAAGTATTAACAAAATACGAATATCAAGCTAGAGTTTACTATCCAAGTTCTCAAAGCGAGTCAGTAGTTGATTTTGGCGCACAAACTAATCTCATTGCTTCCCAAGGAAGAGTAAGAATCAAAGTAAAAGCAGAAGTCGTTGAAAAAATTAAAATTTGTTCAAAAATTGAAATTAATGATATACTTTATGTACTTGATTCAGATTTAAAAATTGAAGATCAGATTTCACAAAACTTTTATACTTTATTCTTGAAACGTGAAAACTAATTTTTTGTATGATAAGTGCTTCAAAGCTCACAATTAAAATTGACAAAAAACAACTATTAAAAGAAATAGTTGCAAATAATGCAAGAGTAACGAATCAACTTGTTAGAGAGTATGTTGAGCCAAGAATAAATGCTTTACAAGAACAAATGGTTGAAGAGTTTCAATCTCATCCAGTAACTTTAGAAATAAATTCTGGACCAAACGCTTCTAATACAAGTGGTTTATTGGGAGGTTATGGTAATTTGTTTTCATTTATTGGATTTTCATCTTCTGATTCTCCTGTAGAAACGGTTATCGCTATTTTAAATAAAAAAATTACAACTTCTGTAAAAAGAAGAGATAACAATGGAGGTTATACTATTACATTAATAATGCCAAGTAAACAAGAGATTTATGCAGCCACTCCTATTCCTTGGCTTTCTGGAAGAAGCTGGATTGACGGCATAGAAAAAGGATTAAGTGGATTGGGACAATATCTTTACTCAGAAGGCGGCTTTAAGGATTCTAGATCTGATACAGGTATTCAGGTCGCAAGTAGGACTTCTGGTGTAAAATTTAGGAATACTCCTTACTTATCTAGAGTAATAGATAACTTTAAAAAGAAACTTATTAAAATTTAATGAAAGTACAATTTGATCATAATATTTTGTCTAGTTTTTATTTGTGGTTTGAGAATCGTTTGGTTTCCTCTAAAGTAAAAGCTTATAATATTAATTTAAGCAATAATTTTAAATATGTTCAAGCATATGATATTCCAAGTGGATATTACGGATATCAAGGAGAGTTTAGACAATTAGTAGCAGAATCAGATATTGATGTGCCTAATTCTGGATTTTTCGTGAATGGTTCTTTCGTTACTGGAAACACAACTCAATCCAATGTTTATACAGATTACGAAAATGGGAGATTAATATTTCCTCAAGCATCAGGCACAGGATTAACAATCACAGCAAACTCTACTGTGAAAGAAGTGAACACTTATATTACTAATGAAGATGAGCAGCAACTTATTATTCATGGAGACTTTTTAGAATTTGGACAGACTAATGCATATTTCTATAATAAAACAGATAAATTAGACGAAAAAACTTATTTCCTTCCTGCTTGCTTTATTTCTTTGGCTTCGGCAGATAATAAAGAATTTGCTTTTGGTGGAGAAGAAAATACTCAAACAAGAATTCGTGTCACTGTTTTAACTAGCGATAATTATACTCTTGATGCAATTTTATCTTCTTTTAGAGATGCTGTAAGAGAAATGGTTATTCATATTCCTTATGAAGACTTTCCTTATGGGGCTTTCTTTTCTATAAAAAATTTCCCATATAAATACACAACATTAAAAGATTCTCAACCATACACTTCTCAAAATAGATCATTGATCACAAATGTTAACGTCTCAAAAGTTGTAAGCGAATCTGTAAGAGAAAAATTAAACAAGAACTTCTTAATTGGATTTTTAGACTTTGATTTGTCTACTTATAGATTCCCAAGACTTTAAATGTGTGTAATAAGTAAAAACTAAATTAAATTATGCCAAGAACAAGAATAATCTCACAAACCAAAGCTTTATACGTTTCTCCTACTGGATTACTTCCTTCAAGTTATGGTGGCGTTAATAGTGGAAGCGGATTAAGTCCAAGTCAATTAAACAGAATTGATACTTTTTCTTTCGATATCGATATCGCTGGAGCGAGAACAGATGTTCGTGAATTCGGTCAGTTATCAAGAATTGCAGCGGTAAGACTATCAGAATTAACACCTAAAGTTACTTTTGGTTATTACTTGATGGATGGAAGACAAGAACATGATCTTGGTCTTAATATTAGAGGTATTACTGGCGCTACGCTAACCAGTCAATTCTTATCTGGAATAATGACTGAAGATACATTCAAAAAAGAAAAAAATCTATATCTTCTTACCGTTCAAGAAGGCGTAGACGCATTCGAATCAGGGACATTTACTGGTAATAGAAATCAACATAGTGTTATCGGTTTTGGAAATTCAACCTTAACTAGTTATAAGGCTTCCTTCCAAGTTGGAGAAATTCCAAGAGCTGATATTGAAATGGAATGCGGCAACATTGTTTTCTTTACTGGCCAAAGTTCTGGACTCAAAAACCCCGCAATTAATAGAACAAATGGTGGAACAGTTGATACAGGATTATTTATCCTTGATGCTCCAAGTACTGGAACAAGCGCAGTTGATGTCTTGAAACCTGGAGATGTCACCATTAATTTTTCTAATACACAAACGGTTGTTGGTGGATCTAACTGGAGTGGAATTCATATTCAATCCGCAGATATTGATGTGCCTCTTAGCAGAACTCCAATTGAAAGACTTGGTGACGAATTACCATTTGCTAAACCGCTTGATTTCCCGCTTAATGTTACATGCAGCATTAGTGCATTAGTTACAGATTTTGTATCTGGCTCATTACAACATGTTCTTACTGGATGTGCATTTGGTGGAGGAACAGATATTACAATTTCCGCTTCAAATCGTTGCAACAATTCATCAAATACTATCAAATACATCTTTAAAAATGCAGTTCTTGATAGTCAGAATTTCTCAATTGGACTTGAAGATAACGAAACAGTTGATTTAACTTTCTCTGCTCAAATTGGTGGAATAACTACTACATCAGCAGGACTCTTCATGACTGGTTCTCACAGCATTCCAGCAACTAATGGTGGTGAAAATGTTTCATTTATTAGCGGCGTTGTTGCAGCAGCAAATCAACCAATCTAATTAAAATTAAGTTGATAAGACCCTACCAGAGTAATCTGGTAGGGTTTTATTATTTTATAGTGTAATATCTTATATGGCCGTAAGTAGGATTCACTCTAGTAATTCAAGAATTTTTCTTGGGACGACTGGATTAAAAGGAATAACGAAATATGATTTTTCTTTTGATCAAGATGTTAATACGCTACAAGGACTTGGAGACTATCACATTAGCAATAGAATAAAAAACCCAAACCAAAAAGCAGACTTTTCTCTTTCGTGGATTTTGGCTACTGGGGCTAATGATCCTTTTTATGATTTTTACAATCCAGATTCTGGATTTATATCAGTGCAAAAATTTGATTTTACTATTAGAGATTTAGTTGGAAGCAATACTATTAGTGGAGCTTATCTTACTAGTTATTCTGTTAATGCTTCTGTAGGTAATTTAGTTGAGGGTTCTTTGACGTATGAAGCAGATGGTTTATTTTATTCAACAGGAAATAAAATATTAATGAGTGATCAAACAAGTGATAGTTATAATCCTTTATTGCCTTCAAATATAGAAGTATCTTTTTCAGGCTCGGCAAATACGGTTAGTCTTAGCGGTTTTGCGATACAATCATTTTCTTTTGAGATACCAATACAAAGAAAACCAATAACACTTTTGGGACAGACTATTCCAAGCTACAGATATCCCCAATTACCAATTACCGCGCCAATTAAATTTTCTGTAATAAAAAATCAAATTACGGGAATTGATTTTTCTAATTTAATTTTACCACAAGCTTCACTTTCTTTTGTTTTAAAAGATTGTAAATCAAAAGGATATGTTTATAGTTTTTCCAATGTATCGATTAAATCTATTTCTGAATCTTTAGATATTGATGGAAATGCTCAAGTAGATTTTAATTACGAAGCATCTATTATAGATAATATAGGTGATAAAAATTTTGATAGAGCTATTTTATAAAAAATATGAAAATTTATAGTCCAATTGATATTATTGAAGACCAATTAATTAATTCAACTTTTACAATTAATTCTCCAAATTCAGGATTTATATTTTCTATTGGTTATTTAAGTGGTAGTTCGCAATTTAAAACTGGTTTTTGTTTTTCTGGCAATAATGGTTATTTGTTTGACCAAAGTGGTAATTTCTTTGGAGGTTATTATAGTGGCAAACAATTTGATCTAGATATTTACTATTTTGAAAA